CGAGGGGGTAGTCAGGCTAATAGTAAAATCAGGCGAGCGAACCCGTACCGCCCCCCCCCATGCCTAACTAGAGAGCGTGCGTGATGCGTAACTTATTGGCGTGCGTTTATTAAGTTGCCTGCGTGCCGATGCTAGGCGTGTAAGTTGTGGATCGTGCAGGTGTGTCGGTGATGCGTGTAACCTGATGGATCGCCTGCGGTTATTAGCTTACGGGTCCAGGTGCTCAGTCAGTAGGAAGAGTGGATCGAGGGAAGGTAATGCCGGACTTGGTTAGGCCTATCATATGGCCCACATGTTGTAACGTATGGCCTGTAGTTTGCTTGGCTATCTGCTAGAGCTGCATACTAGGTGACTAGCTTTATCCTTTTGGGAATAGTTGCTTTGGCCTATTCCGGCTACGGGTGAGAGAGTAGCCAATTGGGGGTAAGAAACAATCAATAGGGGGTAAATGTGGGAGTCAGAAAATGGTGTGTCAAGTATATAAGTTACACGTATGCGTTGGAGCGGTGTGAGAGTTGTGCTTAGGAGTGATAGTACTTTGATTGCATTTTTATTCATTGATTGTTTTGAGGTGGAAATGTGAGAGTGTACCCTAAAGGGTAGAAAAATAGTTTACAGTTTTTCTTGACGCTACACTAGGTTTTGTGGTTTTGTGTTTGTGTTCGCTGGAATAAACCAGACGGACAAACTCTAAAAATCCTATGAATAAATTAATCCATAAATACCACGTATACGTCAGTAATGTTGGTAGTGTATATGCTGGCGATTCCTTGAATGCAGCCAAAAAGGAAATGGCAGTATACATACAACTCTCAATGAATGCTGTAGGGAGAGCTAGTGGGGAAGATGTGATCCTCAAGCGATATGGAGAGATCGCCCAGCAATACGCTGGTTTCCTAAGTGAACTATAATTTAAATACCTCCATCTTGAATCTTGACTCTAAAAATATTTTTATGAAAAACGAACATACACTTAGAAAATTGGCTGATGAGTTCTTGTTAGCTACTTTACCCGTTGAAAAGCTTAAACTTAGATTGCGAGTGCAGTCCTTCCTGGAATCTATTGAGATTGAGCAGTCCAAAACAGCCTTATTGGAAGCGGTAGGAGTCTCCTACTTTGCAAGCGTAAACAGTTCGCAAAAGCTTGTGAAAGGTTCTTTGCAAGGGTTCGATAGCCTAGGTCTTTACCTATCGCCCGCTGGCAAGTCTGGAAAGGATCTATGCACGTTTAGTTGCAATGGATGTGAGGCGGCTTGTTTAGATGAATCTGGCCATAATCTGATCGAGAAACGTTCTGGCCATAATTCAATTGATATAGCAAGAATCTTGAAATCCTGGACTCTCGAATTTAGGAAGGATATCGCTTACAAGATTCTAAGTGCTGAAATTATTTCAGGGAACCGCAAGGCAAAAAAGGAAGGACGCAAGTTTTGCGTTCGCTTGAATTGTACCAGTGATGTTGATTTTAGTGACCTGATTGCAAGTTTTCCGCAGGTGCAATTCTACGACTATACAAAGAACCCGAATAATACTGGTTCTGACAATCACCACATCACATTTAGTTGGGGTGGATTCTCTAGTGGTCGATTACAGCACTATCGCAATGCATTAGCAAGGGGACAAAAAATAGCGTTTCCTATCGTAAAGGCTGATGTTGCAAGGGTTCTTTCCCTTCCAAATACCCAAAGCTTTGATGATACTGATTTGAGGTTCTTGGACGGGCCGCAGCAATTCGGCATCCTAGGAGTAAAGGAAACTGGAAATACTGAAATAGGCATTAAAGAAGGATTCTTCCTAACTTATGATGCATTCATTCAAGCAGTAAGCTGGATTAAGGGTGAATAGTTGGATGGGTGGGATGGGCCAAATTTTCACCAATAACTCAAAAATAATCCTATGAAAAACAAATACGCATCAAAATGTTCCCAATGTGGAACGAAAGTAAACCCTGGTATGGGTACAATTAAAAAACTCAGGAGACGCAAGTGGAGCTGCACTTGTTTAGAATGCAAACCATTGACCGCAAGTGAAGCCTTAGAGCTTTCTTGGGGTGATGAAGGCGATGCCGCTGGTATTTATGCAGCCTCTCAATCTGGAAGCAGTAAATATCAGTCCTGGAGTGCTTACATTCCCAGCACAGGGTCTTACGTCTACCAAAACAAAAACGGACGTTGTGAAGACGCACCATGCTGCGGTTGCTGTTCGTAATCTAGTCACGCAATGCAATTCGCCAATTAACTGGACCAATTTTTTACCAATAACTCAAAAATAATCCTATGAAAAACATGAAAACACTAGCTATTAAACAAATGAACACCAAATGGGTAAACCATGATACAGTCAACTTTAGTACATTGCTTGAGTGTGAAGAGATCCAGCTAACGCTGGAGGAAGTTATAGTGATCCCGCCTAAGCAGGCCGAGGGGCCAGTGGTTAGGAGTCGCTCCACTACCGAGTTCATATTGAGCCCTCATTACTTCGGTGTAGCAGGACGACTAGAGGAAATGGACCTAAGTCCCTTGTCTGCATATACAGACAAGGATTTGTATTGGATTCTTGTTCGACTGGGCATGGTCTTTAATCAAGATCTAACGGACGAGCAAATTGGGAACCTTTGTCACGATATGAGGGTTGCATCATGATCTACTCAGTTGAAATAATACTATCAATCCATAACCATGAGAACCTGTCACGCAAGGTGGAAGGACTATTATTGTGAAATACTGCACTATATGTCGAACCAAACTCTCCGTTATTGACACAAGAGAACTGTCAGAAAACACCGACAACGAGCATGGTCATCCATGTGTCCGTCAAGGCCAAATAGCAGGCTTTAACAATGGCATCGTGCGAGAACGCAAGTGCCAGCATTGCCAGCACCGATACTTCACCAGGGAAATGGTGATCCATGTAAAGGAACCTAAGAAAAAACTATTTCTTGACACGCAAGGCAATTCATGAAATTCCTACATGTCTCTAAACCCAAACCTAAGATAATCCTATGAAAGAACTAGCAAAAGCACTATTACAGGCTCATAACGAGATGCCTGTAATCGAAAACAATGCGGTCAATCCGCACTTCCGTAGCAACTACGCAACATTGGACACGATCATCAAGCAGTGCCGTCCAGTGTTCAGTAAACAAGGCATTGCTGTATTGGAATACTCCGATGCGGATCTCCAAAAACTAACACTGATTCACACTGAGTCAGGCGAAGAGTTATATAGCTCAATTGAGTTGCGGTGTAAGGACGTAAGTAATCCTCAGCAACTCAAGTCCGCCCAAACCTACGCAAGGCGAATGCTTTGGCTTTCTGCTACTGGAGTTTGTCCAGTAGATGAGGACGATGATGGAAATCAAGCATCACAAGGCGACTCTAAGCCTGTCACGCAAGGCAAAGGCAAGATTGGCCTGCCACAGAAGACTGTCGAGGCATTCGGAGCCGAGGGTGAGATCGTTCTAAGCTACCTTGTGAGCGTTAAGGCGATTAAAGTAGGGCAAGGGTTCGATGACGTGCAGAAGTGGCGTTCTGAGATCATTGCAGACCCTCAGAAGGTACTTGAGAATGCTCGCCAGCATCAAATCAACTTGAAAGGCAAGAAATAATGGAACTCGAACTCTATCAGATCATCTTAGCAGTAGCCATACCATGGACACTGCTCACAACTCTCATCGGATGGGGGCTGCTCCATTCAAACAAACAATACCGCAAACGCCAAGCAATCAAATACCCATACGAACATGAGTAATAATTACACCACAACAGGAGCAATCCACGAAATCACCCAGCCAGAACAGGCGGGTGAAGCAACAAAGCAGAGCATCATTCTCGATGTGACCGATAAGCCAGAGTACCCGACCTATGCAAAGTTCGAGTTCTTTGGCAAACTCCATGATAAGTTTTACCAAGTTCTTGCTGGCTTATCTAAGGGCAAGACCATCACCCTGCACTGGTCTATTTCTGATCGTGAATGGAACGGGAAGTGGTTTGAAGGTAAACGAGTCTGGAAGATTGACACTGGCGAGCAAGCTGCACCACAACCAGCACAGGGACAACCTGCTCCATTTACGCCAAACACTGATGATGTAGCACCATTCTAATAAGAACCAATGAAAAGAAACTATATAGATATTGAAACACAAAAATGGGCTAATGCCCCTGAGTTTGATCCTGACTCTGTAAATATTAGTCACCTAAAAGACCCTGCCAAGATTGCAGCCAAGATCAAGGAGGCAGAGGCAGTGTATCAAGACAAGCTTGCCCTTAGTCCAATGACGGGTCAGGTGCTGGCGATTGGAGTGCATGACCACAGTAATGGCTATATTGCTATTCATGGTGACAATGAAAAGGAAGTCCTGGCGGAGTTCTTGCCCTGGTTGAATAACGAACTGTTCCATCAGCACTATATCTGCGGCTGGAACCTCAAAGGGTTCGACCTACCATTCATCAGGCATCGTGCATTCCTACATGGTCTTGGTCATCTGGTGCCTGTTGTGCTGTATGATAACCGAGGGTTTGAGCACTCCTGTGTTAAGGATCTCATGCTCATCTGGTCTTATGGCAAGCGAGGCTCCGATGCGTGGGTTGGGCTTGACAAGGTGGCTAAGTTTTTGGGTCATCCAGGAAAGCGAGGCATATCAGGCAAGGAGTTTGCCGAGTATTACCATGGATCTCCTGAGCAGCAACGCATGGCAATGGAATATCTCAAGACTGATGTCGAGATATTAGAGTACATCACAGACAGGATATTGTTCTAATCAATTTGCAGGTCAGCACTATGTCGGTAAGTACGGAAACGATTACAGCGAAGGGATTCGCTAGAGCGGCTAAGGTGCTGGCTTGCTTCACTTTTAACCAAAACTAAGAAACTATGAAACCAAAACAACTAATATGGCAGGAGATGTCAAACAACTGCATTGGTGCAGTGTCAGACTATGGCACGTACATCATTAATGGGGATGACAACTCAATGCAGTTCACCCCATTTAATCCAGCAGAACGTGAACAGTGGGCGACAACAGCTCAGGCTATGGATGCAGCGGATGAGCTAAATCGCAAGCATTACAACCTCATCGGGCTGGCAGTTACTCATGAACAATAAGGAGATTAAAGAACAACTACGCTATCGTGAAGGCAGTGTGTTCGAGTGTTGTGAGGCATGCAAATACTTCACCACTACGGAACATCGGTATCTGCCTGAGAAGGTTTACCACAATTGTACCAAAATGACATCGCTAGGTGCTAGTGTCGGGCCAGAAAAGCACTGCTACTGCGATGAATATGAACCTAAGTAACCAACTATGAAAAACCAACCAAAACAAATACAGCACTTACTTACGGAAGTTAATTGCAGACTAGAGCATGGCGTAGAAGATCCACACCTGCAATACGTGCATGAGCAATTGAAGTTAGCAAACTCCGCACCCATAATACAGGAGCACCACATTGCAGACCTTTGCTCACGCATTGCTAACGAGTTCGGGAGTACTCTTGCTGATTACTGGAATACCAAGTGCGTAGAGAAAGATTTGCCACCTATTTATGATAGGGGTGATTGTCGCAGTATCATTGCATCACACGTTAAGGAATGGAGTGAAACAATCCTAACCAACTAGAACTTGACACGACTACCGCCTGCACTACTGTAGGTGACTTAATCTTACGGCTGTAGCAGGCCGAATGATAGACCATGAAGATTAAATATATTTACCAAACCTCGCAGTTGAGATCAATGGGTAGTTTATCGCCCACTGCTACGATTTCCTGCGAGGTTTAATTTTTGATATGAAAAACTCGTTCATACTTTATAACGACTTACTGCCGACTGTGGAAAAGCTATCAGACGAAACAGCAGGCAGGTTGCTGAAGATGATTTTGCAGTATGCCAATGGAGACAATCCAACAACCGACGATCTTGTGCTGGATGTAATCTTTGGATTGGTGCAGCAGCAAATCAAGCGGGATACCAAGAAGTATTCTGAGTACATTAAAAAGCAACGGGATAATGGGAAAAGGGGCGGTAGGCCAAAGAAGCCAGCGGTTAATCAGGAAACCCAAAAAACCCAACCCTTTTTAGAAAAACCCAAAAAAGCTGACAATGATAATGTTAATGTAAATGACAATGTAAGTGCTAGTGTTAATGACAAACAAGATACTCCCCCCATAATCCCCCCTAAAGGTGGGAAGCGTGGAACACAAATTCCTGACAAGTCATATTTTGATATGTCGCTTGCTGAAAAATACAGCATGAACCCAGATATAGCTTTCGAGATATTTGAGCTTTGGGCGACATCTAAAGGGCAGATCTACAAGGACTGGAATGCAGCATGGAGGAAAGCTTGCTGCGACTGGTTACCTGAAAGGCACGCAAAGGTTAAAGCCAACCAGCAGATACAAAACACCGAGATTAAATCAACTCCAATCGAACCCATCAACTGGCATGGTTTTGCAATTGAACAATACCCACAACTCAGGGACAAGCTGGAAACCGAGTACAAACAATGGGACGACCTACCACAAAGTATTCAGGAAGCCATAACCGAGGACATTAAGAATGATTCATGACACAGTAACAGTACCAGACTCTACGGAGTACGAGCAGGGGCTACTTGCCTGTTGCTTCTTAGACCCTAAGTGCATTCAGGACTCGATCTGCTCAGGCATTGAGGATGCCACATTCAGCACGATATTCCATGCAGACATCTGGAGCGTACTGGTTCAGATGGATAAAGACGGGACACATCCCAGCGAAATTGAGGTAGCTGATTGTCTAGCGAGGGATCACGAACATGACAAGGGTGGTGCCTATCGGGAACTTAACACGCTCACAGAAGCCGTACAGACCACTGTAAGCATGCCGTTCTATATTAAAGAGGCTCTTCGTATATCTAAATTACGAAAGACCCGTGAAGGATGCTTAACCGCCCTTGATAGAATTACCAAAGACGACGACCCAGAACGCATCGCTAAAGATTTACTGCAAACACTCAGCGACTCGGCAACAGAAACTAGCCAAGACACAGACATTCCGACAGTCACAGAGAGCGTAATTAACGACCTCAAGCAACGAAACCAAGACGGCAAGAAGTTCGTCGGGCTAGGCACAGGACTATCTAACCTTGATACCATCCTTGGGGGATTTCGTGAAAGCTCATTCAACATCATTGCTGGTCGCTCGAAGGCTGGAAAAACTACACTAGCTCTACAGGTTGCACTACATAACGCAAAGCAAGGCATCTTCACTCGCATCTGGTCGCTGGAGATGTCAGACGAGCAACTGCTATTCAAGGTGCTGTGTGCAATCGCTCAAGTAAATCCCAACAGGGCTAATGACTGCCTCCTGACGCAAGCCGAGTTTGATCGCCTAGAGTCTGCAAGGCACGAGATCTGCAAGCTTCCCCTAGCAATCAAGGACATTGCCAACGTAACAACAGAGAGGATTGCAGCACAACACAAACAGGACATCGCTAAGTACGGGCAAGCCTTCTGTGTGGTAGACTACCTGCAACTCGTCAGGTCTATCGAAAGGAAACTCTCACGGGAGCAGCAAGTGGCAACAATATCACGGGACTTCAAGATCCTTTTCAAAGACACTAAAAGCCAAGGTCTTGTATTATGCCAACTCAACCGAGGATCAGAGTCCGAGAACAGGGAGCCACGCAAATCAGACCTTAGAGAGAGTGGAAGCCTTGAGTCAGATGCAGATTCCGTCACCATCCTTTACAACGACATGCAAGACCCAGACAAGACTTGGGCCAAAGTTGCAGCCAATAGACATGGAGCTGAAGGCAAAGCCGCATTGTCCTTCAATAAACCAATCTCACATTTCACCAACTACTAACTAACAAAAGATAAATAAAGACATGAAAGACATAAACGAAATTGAACTACTTGCAGATGAAAGCGAAAACTGGAGGCACGATAGGCTTAATCGAGTGCTAGGATACTACCTTGGTCTAATGAAAACCCCGTATAGCATTATGAGGCTAATAGACCAGAAAGGAATCCTACACGTAGCATGGGAAAAGCCACACGAACCATCGCCATCAATGCGACACGCAATGAGTGAAGCATGGGAAGAAATGGGCAACGAGCCTTATGACAATGTAAAACACGACATGGTGAGCAACTAACCTTTAGCCGACCACCAAAACCAAGCATAACCAACGACACAAAAGGAAACCAATGAGCGAATACAAAAACCCACTAGAAACCATACCGCCACTCACAAGGGAAGAATACTTTGCACTGCCGAATGAAATAGGAGGCTACCTAAAGAAATATCTAGGTCATATCACATGGGAAAATGGAAATAAACGTCATTATATCACCACAAATGCAGGTAGATGGGCAGATCAAGATGATTGCCCTAACGCAGAATGGAAAGCCGCAACTTCGTACTTCTACGGATACATTACCAAATGGCGGGAGGAAGAAAAGCTAATCAAGGAAGGCGACCCTAAGCAACTAGCGTCCACCGATAAAGCACCACTAGATCTAATCCCGCCAGTGGCAGAGGAACAGATTGCACACGTACTCAAACTCGGTGCTGATAAGTATGGCGTATATAATTGGCGAGGCAATATCGACTCCATCCAAGATGCCACCTACTACGGGGCCACACGACGGCACATCAACGCCATGATGAAAGGTGAAGCACTAGATCCAGAATCACAACGATCTCATTGGGCTCATATCGGAGCCACCGCAATGATTATGCTGGAAGTGATTAACGAAAGAGAGGAAGCAACACAATCATGACCACCGAAGAACAGACGAAAGCCTACGACCTTGACGAACTCCTACACCCAGAAGGCAAGCCTTGGGAGTGGTGGCAATTGCATATACGAGATGACTGGTGGGAGGATTGTTTAATCGCACCAACTCCTGACACAGTGAGGCATTATCGTCGCAAGTCAGACGCACCGGACTGGGATCGGGAACTGTCACTCAAAGAGGTGCGGGAGTGCGAAGAGTTACCTCCAGATTATGGCAAAAACATAATATCCGATATTGACTGGATGCTAAACCAACTGAGAGGGTATCGAGTTTGGAATAAAGAGAAAGGTTTTTGTGATTTTTGTACTGTTGAGATTAAGCAAGAACTCCTCGACCACTTCAAAAAACTGCGGGAGAAGAAACTGAAGTGACGCCAGAAATTAAACAACTACAAGACGAGATCCTTAAATGGAAACCCGCTGATAAACTACACCCTCTTGAACGGGAGCAGTTTATGCGTATCCTCGGAAACCTCGCTTACCAACTGCTTAATCCAAGGAATACCACTAATCCCCCAAAGCTAGATGACGACATACTCAGCCTGCTCGCCAGAATCATTCGATACCGAAGGGGGCAGGGAGAATATGACTTCTCCAACTATAACCAATGCGAACAATCAAATGCAATACATGACGCATGGATGGATATTGAAGCGGAGATCCTAAAATACATAGAACCAGAGAACCATGAATAAACCCTACACACAAACCCTAACCTATAGGATAGAGAATGGACCCGCACTCTACATCATTCACGGAAACTTCGGGCCTACTGGAACATTCCCTGTTCCCACATTCGATGTCGAAGGGAAAGAATGTTTTAGCATCCATTCCCAATCGGGTGAGGTGTTTGCTGCGGGAGGCAATAAGATTATTAGAGAAGTTGAAGACATCCATGCAGTCAGTGGATGTTAGCGATTAGCTTTCTCGTAACCACCAAGCATGTCATGATGCCAATACACTAGATCAAGGATTGTACCCTGTAAGGAGTGACCCTTAATGTCCTCACCTGATGCAAACGCCCACATGTCTTTACTTGTGCGGTCAAGCATCGTGGTAGCAGGCATCATGTACTCTAGGGCAGTCTTGCCTATACCTTCACGCTTGGCGTTATATATATGGTAGCGATTGATTAAAGCAATGCGAAGTAAGTTGTTCTGTACAGTCTCATCCATCTCGATAGGTCTGCCATACATCCAATCTTTCACCATATCCACGGGCATACCAGCAGCCGCAAGTAATCCGCCATAAGCCGCAAGTTTACCCATAGCGGGAGCCGCCTTCTTTGCGGCTTGGTCAAACTTCCCTTGCTTCATTAACTCAAAGCCCTTAGCAATATCACCATTGGCAATTTCCCGATAGACGTCTGCCTGCTTTACCATGTAGGTTTTAAGTTGATAGAAGATGGGAGCAATCGGACCTGTCGCCATACCTGGCATCTCTAGTCTACTTAGTGGCAAGAAGTCTGATGCCTCACTAAAGAGTAAGCTTTGAATACTCTTGGGTGCTGCATCCTTAGCAACACTACCATCGTAAGCAAGCAGGTCATCAACCATCTGCTTGCCATCATCCCCGTACTTACTAATCAACTCTGTTCTGAGCTTATCAGGATTAGCCTTAGCCTTCTTGCGAAACTTCTGGTACAGTGCTTCGAGTGATGTATTCTTTGACCACTTATCTAATTGATTGAATCCTGTTGCGGTCAGCACCTTGTCCAGTGCCTTATTGAATCCTCCCGATGTCGCACCAAAGTCAATGGAGTTATTGCGGTCTAGCCCAATGTCATTGAACCAATCTCGCCTCTGCTTGTTAAGTGCTGCCTTCATCATATTGGGAGCACCCGCAAACCAGAACCCATTCACCAGATCCATTAGTTGAGTCAAGGTTGTGCCGTAGTTGGCAATGGTTCCAAAGTAATTGGCGGTCTTCAGGTCGTTAATAATTGTATTGGTAGACTCCCCGTTAAATCTCTTCTGGATTACATACTGAAGTTTACGCAAGTCGTCCTGACTCTTTACCCCAAAGTTATCCCCAAAAGTTTCAGCAAGCTTTCCCGCAAGTGTATCGTCAATGCGTACATTCGCACCCACTCCTGCAAATCTATCGTTAATATTCTGCAATACATCTCCACCAGGATCAACAGTGCGAATGCCTGCACGTTCATTAGCTTTGCTGATCTGCTGTCCCAAGAACTTACGGGACTCAATACGCTCCACCATCGAGTCAATGTAGTGACTAACACTCGTGACAGTATCCTCATAAAAGTCTGCAAGCCTATCATCTACCTGCTCAAACACTCTTGATTTCTCGTGACTGGTCTTTGTCCCACGAGGCTTAGTACCGAGAACTCTACTGGCGACCTCTACCTTTTCCAGATCACTTAGTGCTTCAACTGGCACATCCATACGAGCTGCATATTCTTCCAACGCCCGATCAAGATCATTGATCTCTTGTGACATACCATTCTCATCCATGTACTTACGCATCTGTTTGTAAGCACCCTTCTTGAGTAGACGGGGAATGTAAGAGTTGATGTATCCAATATCCATCGAGGCATCTTCTCGTGCCTCTACAAAGATCTCATCCAGGATACCCTTCGCCTCATCACGTACCTTGCCGTCGAATGTAGCACTCTGCCAATCCTTGTCGCCAGCTTTCTTGGCAACCTTCTTGATCTCGGCATTCAACTCAGTGTGGTAAGTGTCCATGTACTTCTGAATGGACTTCCAATCTTGATTACGTGCGGCTGTATTAAACTCGGCAAGTAATCCCTTCTTGGTAAGGACGTTCTGCATTGGAACCCAGAAGCGGTGAACACGTTTCTTGAGTTCACTTTGTCGATTGATTACACTGTACTCGAACGTCTTTAATGCACTTGCAATTTTCTGCTCCACACTTTTTGCCACCCTTGAGAGTGGATCAATGGCGTTACTGATTAGCTTCTTCGCCTCTTCCATCCGCACAGCAGTCTTGCTGTATCTTCCCTTCTCTAAATCCTGAAGACCTTGCTGCACCTTACTCTCTGTCATCTCAGGAGACTCTGACTCTCTAGCGATCTTACCATTCTTAATCTTAGGCTTCTCTAGGCGATTGACATTCTTTGCACTGCCACGCCATCTGCCTTTAGTTGCTGCACCTGCTAGTAATGCCAGCAGTCCTATTCCGAAGATGTGGCTCATGTCTGCCTTGTACAGATTATCCTCATCACCTTCGGCTCCCGCTATGGCTTGTGCCAATCCTGCTGCACCTCCAGCACTCAATGCACCAGAAGCTACATACTGCTGAAACTTCTTGCTGGTGAAGAAATCCTTAGCTGCCTGCTCTTCTTTGGGAATATTCAGCCTAGCACCACGCAACTCCTTCAGCTTCATGTTACGCTCATTAACAATGTTGCCACGTTGTTCGGGTTTGGCTTGTTGAATTGCATAGTCCAGTTGGTCTATGTCCTTTTCAAGTGCCTTTATCTTCTTGAATTGTTCCTTGTATCCATCGAAGGCATTGTCTGTCGGAAGGTTACTTGTGATGTCATCTTCTTGACTGCGTAGGTCGGTAAGCTTTCGCTTATGGTACTTAGTGAAGCCCCTAGACTTGTCTGCCTTAATCGCCTCTAGCTTGGCAATCTCTTTCTGAATGTGGCTAAGTCTACCTATATCACTAGAGAGATCATCGGTAATGCCAGTCATAGCACCTTTTAGAGTGGTGGCAAGGTTGGGTTGTAAATCAATACCTGCTTGAGCAGGGGCTTGTGGTTGTGCATCCGTGACTGTTCGTTGTGTCCCAAGGTTCTTTTGTGCAACAGCAGCAGGTGAACTGTAATCCACCAACTCATTAAGAAACTCAGCATCCTTATTGATATCATCCCATGAAGTTGTTTGTCGTTCTTTGAGGCTTTGTTGAATGGCTTGCATTTCATTATACATGCCTCTCGCTTTTTCTGGAATTAAATCCCTGAAAGTAATCTTCTCTTGCTGCTGATACTGATCGCTTAACGCTTGCAACTCAAGATCACTACGCCTCTGTAGCCCTCCAGCACCGCCAGTTTCCTCGCTCTGCAAAGCAGCACCAAGTTTCTTTAAGTCACTACCTCCTACTGCTTGCTGCCAATCTTCGGGCTTTAGCTTATTGAACTCTTCATAGAATACATCTTGTAGCTGTTCCCTCTTTGCAGTAGCTTCCTCAATGGTTGAGCTATCTTTAATTGAAATAGCTTTATCCACCTCATCGGGCGTCATATCTTTCTTAATGTCGGCTCCCGTAGTATCCTTAAAGAACTTTGCCTCTGCATATCCAAGTCCACCACCAATTACTCCACCCCATAGCAGTGCGTTCTTTACCTCATCTTGAGTAGGTGCTCTGCCTTCGTCAATTATGGTACGGGCATACAGCTCAGCACCAGCAAGCGTACTACCTTGAGCACCACGTAATGCAGCACGAGTCACTGTGCCTGCTCTAGCGAGGTTACCTAGCGGAATAGCACCTGTGCCTATCGCAGCCATTAACTCGCCCTTGCCGATACCTTCAGAGAGTCCCATATCCCTGCGTAGGTTCTGTGCCCAAAGGTTGCCTACCCCTGCACCTATCGCTCCCCCAGCGGCTGTGCCAGCAACAGGGCTTGCGAATGAACCAACGATGCCACCCGCTATACTAGGGGCGACCTCGGCTGCGATTAGCGTTGCGTTCTCTAGCCATGTAGGAGGTGCTTCTCGATATGGATCAGAACTGCGAAAAGTGGCAATGGAAGGATCAGTTAAATCAATTCCATCCTCTGAAAAGTATAAAGGGTCGATGCTCATTAAGATCCAAACGTAATACCTTCAGGTGTAATGAATGGGGCCACGCTACTATCCACTGGTATATCAGGAGTTAATGGGCGACCTATCGCCCTTTGCTCTCGTGCCTTCCTTTGTTGTTCTTCCACCTCTCTCCTCCTTTTCTCCGCATCTATCTGCATCCATTCCGAAACTGTTTTAGTGGCAGTACGTGCTTGGCCTGTTTTTGGGTCAGTGAAAGTGCGAGTCTCTTGCGTAGTTCCAGCAAGGTCGGTAATCTTACTACTTAAAGCATCATAGGCTATAAGGTCTTTATTGAGATTATCATTCTCCATTCGCTTATTCATAAGCTTAGGATCTGCAAGAATGTCCGATAAGGTCGCTCGCTTACCTTTCTTGTCAATCAGATATGATGTCTTGAGCAACTTGTCTCGCTGTGAGTCTATGTCGGTGATTTGCTTACCAACTGCTGGCGATGGATTATCCTTTAGTGCATTCACCATTTCCATTTCGATCATACCCCTAGCCATTAAACGATGCTGATGCTTATAACCAGGTGGGAGTGTAACTGCAAATGGACCCATTAACTCCTTTGGTGGAATCATCAGAGTGAGTTGCTTTGCTTTATTTGTATCCGTACTGACTTTAGTTGCTTCAGTTCCAACGTCTCTGCTTTTTATTAACGACTCATAATCACGCATTTTTAAGTCTTGAACTTCCTGCTCCTGCTTTGACGATTGCTGTAGTCGCTGGATACGTGCTTCAATAGCAGCTTCTGGGACACCAAGGTTATTGCCGTACATATAAAGGTTTTGAGCAATTGTCTCTGGAAGCGGCTTGCCCTGTGAACGATAGGATGATGCCGCTTGTATTGAATCCGAAAGTTTCTGTGTAGCCTCAGCAGTCTGCTGAGCTTCCATTGTTTGGCGGATCTGCTGTTGCTGTAAAGCATTATAATCTGCTTGCCGCTTAGTTTGTGCAAATTCACGAGCCATACGATAAGCTTCTGGACCTGCTTTAGCACCATAAGACTTAGCCGCTTTCAATGCCACCTCAATCTCATCAGCAGGCATCCCCTGTGCTTCCATTAGTGTTCGCACCTCTGGCTCAGTTTGCTCCCACTCCTTATTGAGTCTATGCTTCTCGATTGCCTTGGATACGTTTTCAAGTGTGCCTTGTATGGCTTGCCCCCATGCCTGACCTGCTTGCACGATTGGGCGTGTATCCACTTGGCTAAGTGGTCCGTATTGTCCTGTAAATAATCTCTGTGCCATTATGTGTTTTTCTCTCCAAACTTAAACCAGTCTCCACTTAGCAGATCTCCAGCACCACCAAGAGCACCACCAATTATGTTACCCCATTTCGCCTGCTCAGCGGCATACATGTTTGCCTCGTTAGTGTACTGGTTACTGATGTACGGCAATCCTGATTCTGGGTTAACGAGCTGCGGTCCTGATTGAGCCATAAGTCCTGCACCTGTGCTTAGTACGCTTTGAGCGGTTGGTGCTGCTTGCGATGGTCTACCAAGGACTTGCATAAATGGATCACCTCCAGTTGCCTGCTCTGCACCTAGCCTAGTCATTTGTTGGCCAAGTAGATTGGTTTGCATTGCAGACTCCCCTGCCATCAATTGACCCCCTGCCAACGCACCTTGCATTCCCCTATTCCAATCTGCCTCCATAATGCCTTGTACATAATCTCGCTCTGCACCTGTTTCCCTTAAACTCCTACCACTACCAGCTCTCCTAGCATCTATTAATTGCCCTAAATCATATTTTTCCTTATCGGACAACTGTGCGTTAGCTAACTCATTAGCCCTTGTAAGTAGCTGCTTGCGTAGCGGATCTACCGCAGCCTCGTTAGCGGCAACCTGCCTCTCAATGTTATCAAGGACTTCCTGGATGTCACCTACACGAAATGCCTCAGTTGCTCTATCACCTAAAGCCTCAACGTCAGATATGTCGGACTCCCGCTGTTGTGATGTGATGTAGGCTTGTGCCTCCTGCATCATAGGGATCAACCCCTTAAACTCGCCTGTCTCTGGATCAAAGCCTGCTGTACCCCAAGTGGTTGCCGCCTTACGAGCCTCCTCCTCGGACATGCCTTTATCAAGGTTTTCCTGATACTTCGCTTGGTTAAATTGCTTTACCTTTGTGTTACCTCCTAAGACATCTAACAGACCGCCTTCACGATCATATATGGCATTAGCAAGTACATTCCCCTCAGCATCCTTCTTAATACTGTAAACATCCTCTGAGGTAAGCGTATCGGAAATATCATCACTGAATACGCCAGCTTGAATGGATGCAGGGTTATAGTACGCACCAACTTCAGGAACTTGGTTAGCTCGACTCTGCTCTGTTGATCCATATGCACCAGTCTGTGCTCTATCCCTATGCCAGTTGGCGAAATCCTCCGCAGTACCCCCCTGCTGTTTAATGATTGCAATTTGCCTAGCTTCAGTGTTGCCTTGCCCCACCCCATTATTATCAAATGCAGCTTGTAGGTCAGGTCGAACTTGTAACCATAGGCGACCCCTATCTGACTCGTCAGTAATTTGTTGAACATCTGAAATCTCTTGACCGCCTGCATCTAGGTATCGTTGACCGCTGACGTACCTCCCTTGCTCATCGGTGCGTTTTATTTCGCCAAGCAATTGACGAGTGAGCAAATCCATTTCAGCATCTTGATATTCACCCCTTGCCTGTATCTCGGCAGGGAGCATATCCAGTAAGCCTTTGCCCTCAAACTGACCAGTGCCAGTTATGAAGTCATATTGTGTCTGTATGGTTTCAGCGGTTGCTTCGCCATAATCTTTTTGCTCTGGTGGATCGCTGCTATTCCATTCTAAAAAACCCATAATATTACCTTTTATCTGATTGTTTTAATAAATTATAACAGGCTTGCCGCCATTTATTGCCTTCGGTATTCAACCTTGTTAACCCGCCAGTTAAGAGTAAACACGCACACCCAATTTCAGAAATGCAATCCGCCACCTTTATCCTGTAATCAGGGCAACTCTCGGCAAACTTCCATGCGTGTATTGAGTTTAGTAAAAGCACCCTCAGCACCTGCTGATGTCTCACAAAGAAAGGATTAGTTGGGAAATAATAAAGCATATCACCAACCATATTATGCACCTCCTCGATAGTGTATGAATCATTATCTACAATATGGTCATAGGTAGCAGACATGGATATAATGCTGCGTATCAACCAAGCAGGTTGCACATCTTCAGGAATCATTTTTGCTATTAAGAGAACAAGCTCTTTATCGCCTTTGCCATGTATTCCTTTTACTAAATCCGAATTGTCCATAAAATAAAAAAGCCAACCCCCGATATTCAGTGATTAGCCTATACAGTTTAATGCCCTGCGGCAGTGAAAGTGATCTGCATACTTACATGGCTTCTGTAATTGTGCAAGGATTAAAATAACGGCTCGGCTATACGTGGATCGTAAACAAAATCTGGGTTAATGAAAGTAGCTTTAGGTTCTTTCTCTCTTGGGTACTCACTGTGTAACTTCCAGTATAGATTACACATACCATCCTTTTCCTGAATTGTAGCCTCGTAATTTACATACTTACAATTCCCAGCACTCCCATAATGCACCCCAACAACTCGATTCATTAACTCAATAACACAACCCTTTAATGGTCCATCAACACACATCCCCACCCTGTTTAATGTATTATGAATGTTCATGAACTTACCACACTCTTCACTCGCCACCCACTCATCTACTATTCTTATAGCATCTTCCTTGGTGTAGTCTTCTTTGTAATGAATGTAGCTATTCCAAGGTTTGTATTTTTCTTTTTCCATCCCGTACGCTTAGAAATCTAAAGCATTCGTGCAAGGATTAAAACTTGATGCCATAGCACTGTGCGTTAAACGCATCAATCCCTGTCACATCATCTCTAACCCTCAGCACAATGCGATCATTGGTTCCTTTACGGAGTCTTAAACCCCACTGAAGGTTAAAGATCTCATCAAAGTCCACACAAGGCAAGTATCCTTCCGAAGTACCAAACATGTTGCCTGCACGAAACGCCCCTGCTCCATCACCGAATGACGGCTTGCCTCCAGCCAATCGCACAAAATCAAAGTTACTCTTCAACCCTTCATGGATTACAGTAATGCCATCACGTTGACTTTCATGCTGGAATAGCACCCCGTTAGTTAGTGCGGTGATGTTTCCAAACTTGTCCAGTGTAGCACTCGCATCGGCAATCAGAATATCTATCCGACCAATGTATATATCATAGTCTCCATTGGCTTGCACATAGTAATCCACATTATTGGTGCTGCCATTAACCAGCATGTCATTATCACCAGAAGACGTGCCGTCATCGGTCAGGTATTGACGAAACGGAAGCGGATCAATCGTCTCACCCTTTGGAGGATGGGGATGTGTAACGACATTAAGTACGCCCTCATCCTGAACCCTCGCCTTGTTTCCAGTAGTAGGGTCAACTATATAGGCTTTGACCGCACCTTGAGGCATTAACTATTCTCCCTTGTGGAGTCCTTAAAGTAACCGACTAAAGCACAATACGCAGAACCAGCAGTAGCATCAGAGTCAATCTTGACAGCAATGGCGCTACCCTTTGGTATCTCGATAGGGATAGTGGCAAAGACCCTTGAGTTATTGCCAATGTAAATAATGGCATGATCTGCTCCGCCAGAAATGGTTCCAGCCGCCTTACCTTTATAGACTAGTGTTCCTGTGCTGGTTGTTCTGGATGAACCGAAGTTGCTGTTACTATTGATTGATGCAGCAGTAGCATCACTTATTAAATCACCCCCTGTTGGATTACGAATGATCGTAACTGTAGCCATATCAGACAAACCAGTGAACCCCCTTATGCCTACAGCAACCGCACTCAGAACATAGTCCACATCTTCGTCATTATAAAGATAAATCAACGAGGCATCTCCAGCAGAGAGGCTTGTTATCTCTCCGCTGTTAATATTATAGACATCGCCTTTTGTGTTAGCAAACTCGGATTCGGATTCGGTAACAGCAAAAGTCTTGAGTTCGTTGCGTTTTGTTACGGAGGCTTTATAGCCTGTGCTTGGATCTTCGATATGAGCCATCTTATTCCTGGTCAAATTGTTGTTTTAAAAATTCTAGGAGTTCCTTTTGTAGTTCCAGTATCTCTTTCAATACTAAATAGGATTCTACATCCGCCACTCCCCTGTAGTCCTGTCCGCCTTTCGTGATCTTTTCATCCGAGGCCGTGCCTATAGTCTGTATAATATTACCACTCATTGTCAAAACCTAAATGCTGTTTGTGCTGAATCCCACACCAAGCAGTACACATCCCCTGCTGGCATTGTGACTGGTGCGGTAAAGGTTGTTCCCTGTAGGATGATATTGAAGTTCAAGAAAGCATCTCCTGTACTGATGTTCGCTACTACCAACTCGTAGTTGTCCCGCTGGTTCTTTACGGAGAGCGTATTGCCCGATGCAGTGATCTCAATACGTGGGCAGCGTGATATGTCAATAGTCTCTGTGGTAGAACTACTTATCTGCTGGCGACCCCATGCGTTGGGATCTAGTGCCTGCCCTGGACTGACGATGCTCATTAGTCTAGACTTCTGCCACCAAGGAGGTCATGTCTTGTTCCACTAACACGGATGTATCTAAAGTCTGGAGATCCTGCGGTTACGGAGACAGACACATAGGCATTATGCCCACGTAGTCTAGTAGGTAGCCTTCGCACCACATCGTTGTTTGATCCTGAATGTGTATAAGTGCCAAGTGAATCGAAATTATCTGGGTCAGTAGTGGTGATGGTCGTAGAGAACGCATCTGCGTTTGCTACATCCGCAGCAACCTGCACCTCATGAAAGTCCTTAATGTCATCAGTACCAAAGGTGTATGCTCTCGTCAGGAAGTTTCCAAGTATTTCAGTAGTATCAGACTCCGAGTCGCTTCCTATTGTTCGGTTTGTGTCGTCCAAAGAGTCTTGCCCTGCGTCATCAAATAAATACCACCCTGTAGGCGTACAAGCAACTAGGGAAAAGTTCCCACTACTATTTTCTATTGTAACGAAGTCACGTATAATAATATTCGGGTACTGGTCTATACTAACCCATGCCTCGTTAAGTATATCATAGACATAAACTAAAGTAAACCCATTAGGGTACACGAAGTGTCCCCTAGAAAATAACTCTACAGCCAAATAATATTTATTATCATAGACTATAGCACATGCCTTATCTGGGTTCACTCCTATATCTAAAACATCCTGAATAGTATTGGAAATCGGTACTACTGCACCCTGAAGCTTAGATACTGCGGCTCCCGCTTGTGTTACAGCATCGAGGGCGGGATTAAGCTGCATAACCCCTTCATCACTCAGGAAGAAGGTGAAGCCTCCAGCCTGTGCGATTGTCCTCTTGGCAATACATCCGTAACGTGTGGTCAACTGGTAACGAGTGCTGATACTGGTCTGTTGTACGTTCGTTGCCACTGTGAGGCTCCGACGATTAAAGATGACCATATTATTCTCTTGATATGGCATAAAGCCCACCACGTAGTCGGCAGCACCTTGGTTTATATACCATTCAGAATCAGATGGAGTGTAATTGTTAGGTTCCAATAGGTCAGAAAGGATAACAGTAGAAGAGTCTATGATGCCACCGATGGATGTATCGGCACCCGTTGGTGTAGCAATCTCCCTTGGCTGTACACCGATCAATCTATTGGCGATATAGGCAGTAATGTTTGTATCAGGAAATGGATCTCCAGTTGCCGTGTCTCCGCCTCGCAATGTTGCTTCGCTACTTAAAGGCTCAAACTCACTATCAACCACATCTCCCGTGGCGGTAGTTACGCCATCCCAGACAAGAGGTCGCCCCTTGTAACGCATGATGTAGACCTGATTAAATGCCTGCACTACCTCTGGCTCATGTGAGGAGTCCACAATAGACTGAATCGTGTGGGTACCTACGCCAGTAGAGGTGATGTCTATTTGCGTGCCTGCCAAGGCATTACTATAACTGGAAGCCAATTGAATGTCACCTGCCGCACTATCTATTACGTAATAAGTTACAGCAGCAGAAATACCAGCAGGCAAGGTATCAGTTGTTGTAATCTGAACAGAATCACCAGCTTGAAAATTATGATCAACAAGGAAAGCAATTTTATCAGTGGCTGGATCAATTGCAGCAGCTAGAGTGCTTAGACTATAGTAGTTCACATAGTACGTGTCGGTGCCATCCCAGATTAACGCTGCCTGCTTCGTTGCCGATACTAACCAGTCCTTTTTGTCGTCATCAGGGTCACTATATACGCCAGAACCAAAGACTTCTTCGTCTCCAGCAGAGTAAGTGTAAGTCGGGGATACGCCCGTCATGCCTGCCTTGAAAACTACACCTTTGCGAAGACTGATCTTACGCCCATCGCAACGCATATTGATAGAACTCTGCAAATACCCAGGAGGTAATCTGTCTGGGTCAATATATGTATTAACGCCAAGAATCTCCCGATCACCATCCGTTACGAGAGGATCATCTAACTCACCATACTTTCTAAATCCTGCCACAATAGCAGAACTTATAACTTCTCCAGCAGAATAGTCAATATATGAATCAACAGCACGCCAATCGCCCCAAATACCAGCATTGCGATAAGTGGTGCAAGCCAGCTACGCATCAGTTTCCCGTACCAGATACAGCACCTACTGCGATTGGACGCTTCAAGTCTTTAAACGAGACGGAGATATTACCAACAAATCTGTTGGTGTGAGAAATATTCAGGTCATCAATGACGTGTTGACCATTCTCAAATCTAGCACCTGAAGCAGAGATGCTTCCTGAGCTGGCGTTCCCTGCACGATTGTAAGAGAACTCGGAGAACTCATGCTGTGGGATGTTGTTTACTGCCTTGTCGATTGTGTCAGTGACGCAACCTGTTAGCAGAATTGTGGTAAAGAGTAGCTTTTTCATAAGATTCTGATCTCAGAGAACTTCGTATCAAATGTCAATTCTGAAGAACCGCACCCAAGATACCTCGCATACTCTCTAGTGCCGCTGATAATGTCGGAAGTAGGAATAGTGGACTTAAACCCAGTATGAGTGCCAACTCTAACCGCAGAGAAAACCACAAGGGCTTTAAGATAAGACCCACCTTCACTGCGAACAGCATCAAACAAGAAGCCATCAGTAGCCATATTTCCAGTGGTAAACTTAACACGTAGGTCGTCATGTAAATATCCTGATAGGTTCATGGTCGCAGGGTCGATGACTGGCCTAGCCCATTTCGGAATACTTGGGCCATCAGTGATCTTCCCTGGAGGAACGATCCATATATGCTCATCCTCTAGTTGTGCGACAAGCTTATTCTGCAAATCCTTATAGCCCTTCCTGTAGGTGCTGGCTTTCCAGTTCACATTACAGTCATAGACTAGCCGCTTATAGCCTTCCAGATACTCGCCTACGATATTAGGTGGTACTGGATTGCCTGCGTATTGGAAGAGCAATGGTTCAAGCAGTAGCCGATTACCATCTTGCCCTAAGTCAATCCGCATAGGGACGTTGAGAAACCTAGCCATTTTTCGTTTCAAGCTTGGTAATAATAATACCAAGTTCTTGCCTAATTTCCCCAAGGACTTTCCCCTGAGATTCAGCCAACTCGAAAAGCTTGTTACTATTCTCCTCAAGTCTTTCGATCTTCGATTCCTGCACCATTGTTAAGGTCTTATCCTCGGCTCGCTCCTCTTGGAGTTTATCGACCTTTTCAGAGAGAATATTATTTGTCCTCTCATTAGCCATTACCTTGCTCCAGACTTTTCCAAGTGCAACAGCACCACCCAATGCGGTGATGCCAATACTGCTAAAGCCGATTAAATCTCCTGTTGAGATCTCCATTATTTATTCCTCATACCAAGGATCTTCAGGGTCACTCTTACGAGCGATCACTTGTGACTTGGTTAGTACAGTAGTTCCGTAAAGTGCGTATGGCTTATTGCCACAGTATTCCACTATGTAATTTCCGTCTGGCATGAGAGTCGGAGCGATAATCACATCATAATCAAAGGTATCTTGGATCTGTGTAATATCATCACTATCAAAACCATCAACTTTGGTTTGGTCGCAGATTGCGTATTTATGTTCTACACTCATGCTGGAATATCAGTACTAAAGGTGGGTCCATTTACCAGAGTCCCATTGCTGGACGATGAACCTTGATCGGTAATATTTGTTCCCGTACCACCATCATTATCACCCATTCGATGCCAAAGCACAGGGGAGTACACGGAGAGATCAACTGGCAAACTGCCTCCAATAACACTTGCTTGACTAGAGTTAATCGCACTTGGGATCACCGCCAACTCATCAATCTTACCATTCCAATATAAGGCAGGAGTGCCATTATTATTCTTAGCCCCGATATAAGGAACGACTGGAGAGTTAGTGTCTCCATAAGTGGACATGGTTACAGCAGTAGAGTTAGTCACCTGACTGGACCCATTAATGAATATTTCTTGCTCTACGTTACTTCCATTCTGTTTGAATGCTGCAATAATATTTGTCCAGCCTGTAAGGTCTACGCCTGATACTGTATCGATTAGTGCAGTAGAACCAACATTGTCAGCAGTATAAAAGATTGCTGCCTGACCACTGGTATTCTGGAATAATGCCACTCTGTCTCTTGCACTTGCATTATCCATTCCAAAGATATACCTCGTGCTGCCAGTTGCATCCATCTTTACCCATGCAACTATCGAGAAACTGGCTTGAAAGGTAGTGGCTAGGGTATTCGCAATTGTGATATGGTCATTGCTTGCGTCGAAATCAACTGAGTATGTATTAGAGAATACAGGAGCACCACCCGAAGCTGATACGTCTGCCGCTATAGATGCTGCTCTGGCTGTACCTGTAAAGCGAAGTGGCATTATGCACCCTCAATGGTGAGGTGTAGACGAATTGTAATCCCGCTGGCGGTATGAGTTGGTGTTGCTGAACCTCGCAAGACTCCGCCAATGTAAATGCTTCCCGCTTCCACATTAAAAGGAATTGGGGTAAATGCAGCAGGCTTGATAACCTGGCTTCCTATCAAGTCCTCGTAGGTAGCCCCAGTGTCCACATAACTCAAGATGGTAGCTGCATCTGCATCACTAATGCTTACCGCACTATTGACTGTGCCAAGGCTTGCAGTGGAACTATCGCTCACGAATACTGTGATCTGGTTTCCGTTATCATCCTTATCAAGAAGACTAAAGCCGTTGATCGTTCCCTTAACTTGATCTCCTTGACCCAACGCTACCTCTGTGAAGTTAAACAGCACATCGTTCTGTGCATAGGCGTTGGTGTCAAGTGTTGGCGTTACGTCTACTACGAGACTCTTAAAGTTACTGAGTGTCTGTGCTCCCATTGTATATCTCCTTAATTATATGGTGCGGTTGTGTGGTGTGTTGTGTATTTCGTAAATGTCGTTTGCCCCTGCTGGCGTTCAAGCCTGTCGAGTTCATTGAGTATAATACTCTCTGCCCTACCTTCTGCGACTTGAGCCTTTTCTGTCTGGCGTGTTGCATGTAACCAGTCTGCATAAGCACCTTGTATAGCGTATTCACTCCAAACGTAAAGAAAATCCGTATCACCCGACGCATAAATTGCCTTCGGGAATCCGTAAACAATCCAGACTGGTGCGGTAGATGTGCGGTTGATTAATAGTGCTTCACCAAGCTCCGTGGCGTTCACGTTATCATAGACCAACTTGAATGGAATCTCAGTGGCTCCGTAGTTACCAGAGCACGGATCTTCCTCTGTCACCCTAAATAACTCGTATATGGTATCGGTGCTATCGCCATCTGTGCCAAAGTCCAGATATGCATTAAGGCTTGCTGTAGCTTCTGCACCACTCCCTGAGCCACCAGAAAAAGTAACAGCAGGCACACTGGCATAACCGCTACCTTCATTAGTAATCGCCACACCATTAACTTCGCCATCCGCATTGATTGTCGCTGTTCCTGTTGCTTGTGTGCCTCCACCTCCAGGTGCTGCAATCGTTACAGTTGGTGCTGAAGTATAACCAGACCCACCATTGCCGACTGCTACTGAGCGAACCCGTACGTCAGGGATGACTTGCTTAACCCGTGTAGCTTCTGGCCAGCGAGTGCGTTCCCTTGCCCACCTTGCATACTTGTTAAAGGATTCCAGTGCAGCATTGGCTTCATCCTCATTGAGTTGAGTTAGACCACACTTGTGCCTAAACTTATCAATTAGTGTACCAGCGGTGAAGCTTGTAGTTGGCCCACCAGATGTAATTGTGCCTATGCTGACAGTCCTCATGATTGTGCTCGGTGACTAGGGTTATCCCTGTACCAGTCTTTTACAAAGCCCTTATCGCTCCAGCATTCATCTCCATAGTGCTGCATAGCCCTAAAGAAGTGACGAGCTGGAATACAGCCCTGAAGCTTGCCTAGCCCATCTACTGTGTGGTTACCTGCCTGCCTTGCCTCTTGCCTTGCTACGGCATCGTAGGTGGCTACCTTGTGTCTTTCAAGATCCACCTCATGACGTAGGTAGCGATCCATATTTCTCATCCATTGTGAACCATTACCTAGATGCCCCCACTCAGGGAGGTAAACTTGTGGTGCGTCTGCTGTTCCTTTTAACTCAGCCATGATTAGAGAAGGTTTCCAAAGATTGCGTCTACTACGATGCGGAGTCTGCCTGCGGTTGCTAAACCTAGCTTGCCAGTTACAGGAAGAAGCTTCACAGTGAGATAAGTCAGAGCAGAACTCTCGTCGTAGGAATAAATCTTACAATTAATTGTTGAAGCAAGAGTAACAACAACATCATCTGTTTCGCCATTAGAACTTGTGGTGTCTGTGCTTTGGAAGTATGCACCATCTCCTTCGTGTGCTTTATTTCCAGCCGATACAGAAGTAAGACCTTTAGTGGTCATGAAACCATCCCCGTCGTTAGCATCACCAATCACAAAGGCAGCATTGGTCGCACCTACGAAGTCTTCTTCAATGATCGCATACACGCCCTTTATGATAGTGCCTGTACGTAATGGGAATAATTGATAGGTCTGCGTGTCATTAGTCGCCTCATCACTTGGTGCGTTGTCCACCAACTGCTTCCAGTCAATGACGTAACTCAATGCTGGTTCGTTCTCTGATGGAGCACCAAGCCCCACGTTTATATCTGTATTTGCCATGATAAAAAAAAGGGGTGCTCAGGAGAAAAGAAACATTAGAAAATTCCTGAGCACCCCCTGGGGATAGAAGTGATTAATTAATTAAGCGTCATTCGCAAAGGCGATGTCAGCTAGGATAGTGATCTTGCCTTGAGTCGTCTCAGACAACTTCGCACCAGAAGCTGGAGTAAACAAAGCCTCCAGTGTGTTTGCAGTGGTATAAGCCTTGCCGTTGATAACAGAAGCAGTGGTGTCACCACCAGAAACTCCATTATCATCAGTGCCAGTGGTATAAGCACCATTGGCTTGCTTGGCAAAGATCTCTGTACCATCAACGCAAAGTTCTGTGGAAGTCACAAAACCATCTGCATCACCAGTGTCACCAATTACTGCTGTCAGTGTAGTCTCTGATCCAGTGTAATCAAATGCCTCATTGAGGAAGATCATTACATCCCGAACATAAGCACCTACTGGCAGCGGAATTAGTTGATAGGTCTGAGTGTCGTCGTCGCTTTCGCTTGCTCCATTGGTAGCAAAGTCATTGAAATCAATAACTCGCTTGAAGTTCCAGCCACGCCCGACCTCGTTGTTAGACAGAACCTGTCCTTTATCGTCAATATCTAAATTAGCCATTGTGTTAAATCTCCTTTGTTAGTGATTAGTAGATAAAACCATGTGCCTTTGGAGAATCAACTCCGAGAGCAGCAATAACCTCACAGAAACCTCTGCGACCTCCACCTTGATCCTCAAGTTCGGAATTAGACTCAGCCTTCAGGGTGAACAGGGAATAACTTCCAGTGTCCAGAAGAAGACCTCGGTCGCCAGGTACTGTTGCGGAATCACTTGTGCGATCCAAGAATAGAGACGCAGGAACGATATTTACCATTCCAAAGTCACCATCATACTGTCGTACGTTAAGGGTGATCTTCTTGTCTGCCGCAGCCTGTGTCACACGAAGAGTCGCATCACTGGCACGAGAGAACATAGAAACATCATGACGAATCTGAGGTGAAGCAACGAGCATGAGTGTGCCATTTGGCATACCATTCTCGGAGTACATATTCGACATTAGAGTATTAAACTCAGTCTCACTGAGAGCGGCAGTATCAACGTAATTAGTGTACTGCTGTGAAGCAGGAACATCAGATGGATAATTACCTCCAGCAGTGCCATTAAATCCTAGCCAGCGGAAAACACCACGGGTCTTATAAGGAGTGCCTGCACCACCTTGTTGTTGTCGATCCTGTGAAGAACAGACGGCTGCCTCTACGTCACGTTTAATTTCACGGGTGGCGAGTGCTTGAGAACGTGCGAACTCAGATGCGACACCTGCGGTATCAACAAGTTGCTGAATATCAGAGACTTGGAAGGTTCTACGCCATTTCTGGATATAGTTACCAAGTTTGACACGATTGGCAGCTTTATTCTCAAAGCTATCTACGTCCTTGCCTTCATCGACACCACCAAAAGATGGTTCCTGTAGTGCGTCCACTTGCCATTCGGGGAATGTTGCGGTTGCTTTTTTCTTGGGAGCAGCAGAAGTGACTGGTGTCATCTCTGGCTCCGACAGTGTAAGGATGTCGGTAATTTGTTCCCGATTCCCTGCTGCATTTAAAGTTGTTGCTTTAGCCATTGTACTAAGAGTTTTTAAGTTTTAGGTAAGTTGCGTATGCATCGGCACTTCCCGTTGACTCGTATGTTTTATAAGCGGCTGCGATTGCCTTCTGTTTATTCGTAGTAGTTTTGGACTTAGAGACTGCTGCTCCTGCTGGAGCCGGAGGGGCTTTCGGCTTTTTGGTTGTAGCGACCTTACCTTTTCCCTTCGGGGTTTGCGGTTGCTTTGCCTGTAGTGCCTTAATCCCTTCGATGGCAACACCCATTAAGAAACTGGCGTTTGGCATTGTAAGAATTGGAGCGTAGGCAGGATCTGCCATTGCTTGCTCATACAATTGAAACTCAGAAGATTCAGGATCGCTATACCACTCAAACAGTTGACCTGCCTGCTGGTCTGCGATTGCCTTCTCTTCAATCCATTTCCTTCTTTGGGGTATCCCTTTTTTAATGGTGTTTTCAGTGTTACGCTTAATTAGCTTCAATTGCTTCTTATCGTACTGTTCCTGACCGATCTTGATAAACTTGTTACCATCCTCGTCATAGTGAACATTATCACCTTCAAACTCATCCCAATCATCAAGAGTCTCAGATACCCAATCGAGTGTCTGGTTTAAAGTCTCTGCCTCGGTATCCAGTGCCTCAATCGTAGTTGCACTTTCTAAACCAACGGGAGCCTTATCTTGCTTGGGAGTACCCTTCGCCTCTTCTAACTCGTCGGCTAGTGCCTTGTATTTTGCAGTCAACTTATTGACCCGCTTGTACATGGAACCGCCCAGGAGTTTATTCAACTCCTTCTTCTCGTCATCAGAGAGGGATTCTAGATCCAAATTATACTTTGAAAGAACATCAAGCTGTTCGTTAGCCTCTTCCTCGTCATCCGATTCTACAGGTTGTTCGTCAGCGTCCTCAGTTTCCTCTTCAGTTTCTACATCGACATCAGTATTTTCGTCAGTGTCTAATGTTTCTTCTTCAGCGGATGCTGTGGTTTCATCGTCGGACTCACCTTCTTCAGATTGCGGCAAGAACCGCTGTGTTAAATCTGCAAGAGAGAGATTGCCCGAACCTTCGTCCGTTACCTCGTTAGGGGCGGTATCCGTAACCCCGTCTTGTGTATTCATTTATCCAGCGTACTTGTCGCAGTAGCCCTGCTTATTTACTTGCTAGAAAAATAAGTCAAGAGCATTTTTTGACATAATGTGTACATTTTTTGTACACGACTACTTTGCATGCAGACACAAAAAAACCCCGCAGGAGCATATGCCGAACTCCTACGGGGCCACCAAGAATAACCATGTACAAATCACATAATCCTAAAAGCCTATGGCGTGTCAAGTCCTACTTGAAAGTAGTCCTCTGGTGTATCTATTTTCTTTAGTAGATCCCTGTAACACCGCATGATGCCAGTGTTTATTAAATGCTCGCTAGTATTCATCCCGCCTCCATTAGATAGGACAGGATTGGCTACATACTCAGCAGTCTCCTCATTGGAGTCCTTAAGCATCTGCAAGAATACCTGAAAGTGGTGATTGGTTTTGAGGTCGTTAATTGCGACCACTAATTCTTCATTAGTGTATTCCATGAAGCGTAACCTTCACAAAAACAAACTACTGTCAAGCCCCTTGTTGCGTAGTGCCGAACTGTGTAGGTTGCGTACCTGTTCGCCCAATCACTGCATTCTGTTGTTGCTGCAATTGGAACTCAAGTTGCTTATAGTGCGTCTCGACTCTTTCCTTAAATGCTTGCTCCTGCCCCATTCGTTGCTGAATGTCAGGTTGCTTCATCCACTCTACCAGAACTTGCATCTTGGTTTGGTGTGCGTCATTAGGTCTAACATTTGGAAGAATACCACTTGAAAGTTCTGCAATCGTATTACGCTCCTCAGCAATAGCCTTCTCCGCTGCCTGCTCAACAGGCTGTAAGATTTGATTAGCTGCACCAGGAAAGAGTTGAGTGATCGCCCACTGAAGCAATTGCTGAGTATCCAGTGTGCCTTGCTTATCCAATGCACCTCCGAGATCTGCTGCTGCCTTGACCCGCTCAATGACCTTCGCTGGATCTAGCGTGAATACATCGAAGCTTACCCAGAAATCATAACGCTCTCCCGCCTTACCCTTCTCGTACTGCTGCACGTTATTCTCACCGATCACACGGAAGTATTCCTGATCAGGGCCAAATTGCTGATACAGGCTAAACACCTGATCCATCACACAAGTATGGTGACGCAACCACTTATTGACTAATCGCTGCCTCTTGGCATCTGCCTCAACAGGATCTGTCTCTGGTCCAGCTCTACCAAGTTGTGCATTAATACTCGACTTTAAATATTCACGAATCTCCCTTGAGCCTCCATCATAACGAGGAGTGTCTGCATACTTATATTGATCTGGTCGCAAGACTGGAACCTTAACACCTGGACCCCATTGAGTAGGAGGCTTGCTAATTGGGTGCATCAATGGCGGCAATGTGGTAATTGATTGACGATCTATGAATGCGTCCGTCTCTGCCTTTAATGCCTGCTGCCTACTTGCCACCTTCTCGGTGGTGCTCCTTGAGGCATACAGCCTTTTACTGGTGCGTTCAAGTGGGGTAACTACAAACGGGTACTTGCCGTGTCGGTAGTCCAGCAATTCATGCTTACCGAACTTATCTTCAACCCCATAACAGAACACAGTGCAGTAAATGCCTGGCACTCCGTCCTCATCTATTAATCTTTGGTAGCAATAGATAACCCGTATGGTGTCGTCGTTCGTATCTTCAGAGAAAAAAGTGGAGTCCCGATGGCGTAGGTATATATCATCTCCTGTATTTTGTATCCCGCTTTGCTCTATCGCAGACTCCACAAATTCCGAATCCCACTCTTCGTTCTTCTCTTTATCCTTTAATTGCTCTGGGGTCATGTGAACCACATGAAAGCAGTAAGGCACTTCTTGAAAGTCAATAGTCCATGCTGGTGCAAAGAAGTCTTCGTCAGGGGCTAAGGTTCTAACAGCAGGTTGATTGGTGATAGGCTCCGCATAGTGAATAGTAGTGGAGCCCTTTGTTCGCAACTCACGAATCATTGCGTCTGCCTTCTTCTCGGAGACATTTAATGATTGTACCATTGTTGCGGTCAACTGGTCATCCATCTCGCCAGCCATGAATTGATCCATAGCGGGGCCGAGTTGTTGGGAAAGTTCGTCTAGGGTGATCTCCTTCTGGCGTAGGTCTTCTTTGTAGTTCCAGTAAATGTACTGCACGCAAAGACCCTTCTCCTCCAGATGATTAGCCGCAAGTTCGGCTTCTGGATAATACTCCTTCATCTTGGCGTTAATGAGCCAACGCATGAAGTTGGAGTTGACGCCTGCCTGCCCTACATCATTCATCTCGGTAGGCACAGCAACTACATTGGCTCGCTCAAGGGCTGCCATGTACATATCTACACGGGCTTCAATAGCTTCGTCAGCTTCAGGAACCTCCTGGTCACTTGCACCTTCCCACGGGAAGACTTGCCCTGTCTCTGAGTCTCGGTTGTGCTTACGGAAGTCATCAGACTTACCATTCCAGATGCAATTGCGTGTATCATAATCCCACTGCCTGCGGTCTAGCCACTCGGCAAGATCAGACTGAGTGGTGCGATACAGTTGTTGCAGGTAGCTAACATTGGGTTCACCCGTAGGTGTGTAGATTAATTCCTCATCCGACAATTGCTCCATAATGTACCTCTTACTATAAAGTTATAGGCAGAGCGTCAAGAGTCATCTTGAGCCTCAGTGACGATGATTGGCTCTGGATGCTTCTTCTCATATTCCTCACGGGCATACTCCATCATCTCTGCACGTATTTGTGCTACATCCTTACCACCGATGCGTAGTTCCTGCTTCTGTGAGATAGAGGATGGTCTACCTTTGAGAG